CTGGGTTCTTCGTTTATCATGGTTCAGCACGGCGCAATCCTGTTGAACCAGACAGACGTGGATTTAGTGAATACTACTTGAAATATTTGTTGGAAGCCGGTAAGCCGATACCTATGTCTTATTTATTCGCTAGTGGTAACGTTTCGGCTGAACTCAAAAACTTGAGTCGTTACTGCAAGCCACAACCGACTGAGATCAATCAGTGGGAGTGGAATTGGGCACAGGAATTTTGTTTTAACCACATATACCCTCACGTAGCTGGTTGTCGAGTTGTGTCGCAAGACGTGGCTTGGCAGAGTTTGGAGAAGACCACCAGTCCGGGATACCCATGGTCCCTACTGGGCGCGAGGAAGAGTGATGTGTGGAATTTGCCTGGATTCCAAGAGTACATGGCCAAATACTATGATACTCTTGGCACTGATGACGAATGGACTCCGGTCTGGACGTCGTCTGTGAAATCTGAAATGCGGCCAACCGCAAAAGTCTTAGACGATAGGTTGCGAACATTTGTTGCAGCCCCATTGGAGCACACGCTAGCAAGTGCGCGTGTTTACTTGGATTTTTGTGAAAAGCTGTTTGATGCTGCTTCACGGCAGAAGTGTTGGATAAAAGTTGGTATGTCTAAGTACAAACAAGGGTGGCACCACTTTGTACTAAAGTTGATGAGACAAGGTCTCTTCAACGTGGGAAAAGCTTTGGACGTTAGTAAGAACGATTCATCACTTTTTCGCAAGATGTATGAAGCTATAAATGCTGTGAAGATTGCTTGTTTAAATCCTATGAATCCTGGTATTATGAAGGTTATTCTTGCATTAGCTTATCAAGTAGTGCATGGCTGTATCATTTTGGCTAATGGTGATATAGTTCAAAAAGAAACTGGGAATAATTCGGGGTCGAACCAAACTACCATCGACAATTCGTTGTCATTGTTGATTATGCTTGCATATTCGTTTGCGAATGCAGCTCGCCAACAGTTTCCTAAGATGAGTGGGTTAGAGATACAGACGTTGTTCGAAAACAGCGTCGAGGCAGCTCTCTATGGTGATGATCTCACTTTCACTGTGTCTGATGACATTGTGGGGTGGTTCAATGCTGTAGTGGTTCGTGGGTGGTTTTCCTCGCTCGGTTATGAGCTGACTGAGGACGATGGTAATTGGGACATGCAACCGGTGACACAGTTGACTTTTCTCTCAAACAAATCTGTCTATTATGGGCGTTACTCCTTGTGGGTGCCTGCCCCTGTGGACGGTGAGAAAATTCGCTGTAGCTTGTTGTATGGTTCTAAGTGCCAGGATCCTCGTTGGCACGTGATGCGTGCGTGTGCTCTACTTGTGGAGAGTTATTGGGATGTTGACATTCGTCGTGAGTTGTCCGAGTTCATCGGCTTCATGATGAGTAGGTATTCTGAAAACTTTGTTGACGGTGTCGTCTATGGGGGAGTCACGTGGAGGGAGATCAAATCATTGTTGAGATCGTCGTATGCGATCGAGGCGTTGTACGTCGGTAAGTTTGAGGACCAGGTGGTGGTCCATCATGGGCAGTCCGGAGTACCACCCTGCCTTTGAGTAACCTATCGCTCGGTGCAACGATGCCGAAATCAAAGGCTGCGCGTAAGCGATATCAACAGAAGCGTAAGGCGCTCAAGAAGCTCAAGGCAAAAGTTGCTGATGTGGTCACACAACCCGTCGCCGGAGGAGGCAAGTACACTCGTGTGCCTGTTCGCCGTCTACGTGGTAGTGGTGGTTATCTCAACGACGTTGTCGATGCAGTTTCTGGAGTCGCTAATTATGCACCATCGTCCAAGGTGGGTCGCGCCGCTCAAAGTGGCGTGTCTGCTGTTGCCAACGATCTTGGCGTGCCGAAGTCTATATCTGGCGCATTGGGTAATGCGGCGGGTTGGCTTACCAAGTTGTTTGGCTTTGGGGCATACTCAACATATAATAAGGTGAAGAGTAACTCGTTTTT